AGCTTCCCAAGCAAACTAGGAGTGCAAATGCCGACGCCAAACGAAGCCATGCGAAAAGAAGCCCAGCGCGGGCTTGACTGGCGCAGCGAATACGGGCGCGGCGGCACAGAGGTTGGCATTGCCCGCGCCCGTGACATTTCGAACGGCGAAAATCTAAGCATGTCAACCGTGCGTCGGATGGTAAGCTATTTTGCACGCCACGAAGTTGACAAAGAGGCGGAGGGCTTTCGACCAGGCGAGGACGGATACCCGTCAAACGGACGTATCGCATGGGCTTTATGGGGCGGCGACGCTGGCCGATCATGGGCCAACAGGCAGGTTGCAGAGGACGAAGGCAGGCAGATGGCGGAAAACATGGAAAAAGAATTTCGCGTAAACGCGCAGCCGTTCGAATTGCGGGCTGATGATGATGCTATTCGCGTTTCTGGATATGCTGCCGTTTTTGGCGAGGAAGCCGACATAGGCGGATACTTCACGGAAGTGATCGAGCGTGGCGCGTTTGCAAATGCGATTGAACGCGGCGATGATGTTGTGTTCTTGGTAAATCACGACGGATTGCCATTGGCGCGCACACGCTCCGGCACGCTGCGTTTAAGCGAGGATGAGCGCGGCCTGTATATGGAAACGGAGCTTGACGGCAACGATCCAGACGTCCGCGCGATTGTTCCGAAAATGAAGCGCGGCGACTTGGACAAAATGTCGTTTGCGTTTGTGCCGGAAAGGCAGGAATGGGACGAAAGCGGCGACAAGCCAAAGCGGATCATTCGCGATGTTAGGTTGCACGATGTGGCAATTGTCACCACGCCCGCCTATGATGGCACAGAAATCGGGCTGCGAAGCTTGGAACAACATAGGGCAAAACCGCACGACGGGCGCGCAAAGCGTCTGATGTCAATGCGGCTGCGCTTGATGAAATAGACAGCGGCTCCCGTTGTTTTGCCTTTTCCTGCGCCTTCGGCAAGCGCTTGGACTGATCGCCGTGATGGCTGAACAGATCCCTTAGATGGAGGCCTACCATGGCTGATTTGAAAGAACTTCGGGAGAAGATGGCCAAGCTTGCCACCGAAGCCCGTTCCAAACTGGACGAAATCAAGGACGATACGCCAGAAGCGCGCGCAAGTGAGTTGAGCGACCAATTCGACGCCATCATGTCGGAGCATGACAAGATTGGCGAGCGCGCCGAACGGGCTGCACGCATCGACCAAGCCTTGCGCGCTGGTGATGAGATCGACACATCGCGCCGCCCTGTTCAAGAGGACCGCTCCGCGCCTGCCATCGACGCAGGGCTTGCAATGGATTACCGCGAAGCCTTTGCGGAAGTAATCGCGTCGGCTGGTGAACAATACGTTTCGCCCGAGGTCCGCAAAGTGCTGCAAGAGCATCGCGTCCAGACTGGCGCGTCCAACACTGGCGGCGGATACACGGTCCCGACCACGCTTGCGTCATTTATTGAGAAATCAATGATTGCAACCGGTCCGATGTATGACAGCAACATCTTTTCTGTCTTAAATACGACATCGGGCAACACCTTCAACATCCCGACCGTTGACGACACTACCGTCACGGCAGAGGCGCACACCGAAGGCACACAGCCAACGGATGACGGCGGCAAGGATGTGACGCTTGGTCAAAAGACGCTCGGCGCGTTCGCTTTCAATAGCGAATGGGTGCGCTGGTCATATGAACTGAACGCTGACAGCGTTCTGAACATGGAAAGCTTCCTTGGCGAGTTGATCGGTGAGCGCCTTGGTCGCATTGCTAACAGCAAGCTGACCACGGGTTCGGGTTCGTCTGACGTCGAGGGCATCGTTACAAACAGCGCTGCGGGCGTAACGGCTGCGGCAAACACCGCGATCACTTCGGATGAAATCCTTGACTTGGTTCACTCTGTTGACCCGGCTTACCGTTCGGCACCTGGCGCTGCGTTTATGATGAATGACAGCACCTTGAAGGCCGTGCGCAAGCTGAAAGACGGTGACGGAAACTACTTGTGGCAGATGGGCAATATTCAGGCGGGTGTTCCGCAGACATTGTTCGGCTACAATATCGCCGTCAACCAAGCCATGGACAGCATTGAGGCCAGCAAAAAGGTTATGCTCTTCGGGGACATGAAGAAGTTTTATGTTCGCAAAGTTGGCGCGCCTGCCCTGTTTGTTGCGCGGGAACGCTTCGCGCCAGACAACGGCATCTTGGGCTACATCCGTTTTGACGGTTGCTTGTCCAACACTGCCGCGATCAAGCACATGGCAACGCCTGCTTAATCGGTGAATTTTTGGGACGGGCGGGGAACTGCCCGTCTTTATAAATTCATCACGGAGGCGGCGACATGGCTGGCAAGGTCAAAGTTAAAATTCTGGTTGGCGCTGCGGGTCCAAACGAGGTCCGCAACGCTGGCGACGTTTGGGAAGTTAGCGCGGCGGAAGCTACGCGGCTTTTCATGGCGGGATCTGCGGAGCCTGTTTCTAAAGTTGAGCGAGCCACAAAAAGAACAAAGCCAGAGACGCGGGAAAAGTAAATGCCAGCGCCATTGCACCCACATCATGCGCTTGAATTGATCGACGCGCCTGCGACCACGCCAATCAGCTTGGCGGAGGTCAAGACGCAGTTGCGAATTGAGACCAGCGACGATGACACAATGTTGTCGCGGCTTATCAACGTTGCGGTTGCTTATGTCGATGTTAAGGGCGTGCTGGGCGCGGGCATGATCACGCAAAAATGGGGCCAGTGGCTTGCAAACAATCCTGGCACGGTGACGCTCGTACTCGGGCCGGCGCAGTCGGTTACGGCGGTCAAGTATTATGATGACGCTGGCGTCCTGCAAACTGACACCTTGTCAAATTATGAAGTTTTCGGCACGTCAACATCGACGACGATTGCGCCCAAGTCTGGCTTTTCATGGCCAAGCGCACAGTCGCGACCTGACGCCATCCGCATTGAATACGAGATAGGATACGGTGACGCGGCGTCTGACGTCCCCGACACGCTGCGACATGCGCTCTTGATGCTTGTTGCGCACTGGTACGAGAACAGAGAGCAGACAACCAGCGACAGGGTAACAGAGGTTCCATTCGGTTTTAACGAGTTGGTCGGCATAGAGCGCGGGCGATGGTATGGCTAGAGCGGGCAAGCTTCGCGAGCGCGTCGCATTTGAGCGGCTATCAGGCAGCGTTGTCGATGCTTACGGCAACACGTCCACTGGCTGGGCGGCGCTGACATCGCGTCAAGCTGACATGATGGAACGTCCCGGCAAAGAGGCGGTGACGGGCGGGGCATTGGATGACAGAGGCACGGCGACGTTGCGCCTAAGAAAAGACAGCGTAACCGAAACCATCACGGCAGCTGATAGGGTCATTGCTCGCGGCACGACTTGGGCGATCAAAAACGTCATCCAGCTTGATAGCAAGGTCGCTATGCTTGAAATGCTTTTGGAAAAGGGCGTCGCGCCATGAAGGTTACAGGCCATAAGAAGCTTATAAAGCAATTTCGCGACCTGCCAAAAGAGACGCACGCGGCGCTTGAAAAGTCGATTAAGCGCACGGTCAAGGCTGGTGCATCGAAAGCCCGCGCGATTGTGCCGGTTTTGGAGGGCGATCTAAAGGCCGGGATCAATTACGAAACAAAGCAAACGCAAGACGCCATTTTAGGCTTTATCAATTTCTATGATGGAAACGCAGAGGACGGCATCGCGGCCAATGCGATCAACTATGGTTGGGGTCCAGGTCAGCGGTTTGGGTATGACTTCCGCGCAACGGTCGCGGCTATCATTGCGGACCGACACAAGCGGACCGTAAACAGGCTGATTAACAAGGCAATAAAGGAGGCTTTCAATGGCTGATGATTTTGCCTTAGCGCTGCAAAAAGGGGTCCGCGCTACGCTGGCGGCGAACGCTGAACTTACGGCAATAGTTGGCCGGCGTATCTATGACGAACCACCGCAGCCGGTGACGTATCCCTATGTCAGATTTAAGGAGATACGGCCACGCGCATTTGATACCGACACGACCGAGGGGTCAGAGGTCGATTTGTCTTTTGACGCTTATTCGCGCAGCGGATCTGGTCGGGTTGAGGCGATGCAGATTGCGGAAGCGGTCAAGAATGCGCTGCATCGCAAGGAGACAACAATCACAGTGACTGGGTTTAACTTGGTTGAAATGATTTTCGAAAACATGGCGGCGACGCGAGACAGCGACGGGCGCGGATACACCGCAACCGTTTTGTTGCAAGCGACGCTTGAAAAGATTTAACCGCGCACCAGCGCAAAACAAGGAGGCCGATCATGGCAAAACAACTAGGCAGGCATATGCTCGTCAAGATTGGCGACGGCGCAGATCCAGAGGTTTTTAGCAACCTTTGCGGATTGACAAGCAAGTCGTTGGCGATAAACAACAGCGCAATTGATGTGACGACGCCGGATTGCACGACGCCAGAGGGCGCGCTGTGGACCGAAACGCTTGCGGGCGTCAAGAATATCAGCATTAGCGGCGATGGCTTGTTCGAGGACAGCGCGGCAGAGTTGCGCGCAAATACAATCGCAATGGCCAATGACAATATCGTCAATATGCAGGTTGTTGTTCCTGACTTTGGAACCTATGCTGGCGCGTTCCGCATCGACAGCTTGGAATATGGCGGCGCGGCAGAGGGTGGCGTGACTTACTCGCTATCGCTTGGCAGTAGCGGCGCTGTGACGTTCACCGCGTCCTGATGGCTATAACCGCAGAAGCACCACGCGGGGGCGTCGTTGAAACGATCAACGACGCCACGCACACTTTCCTTTTGCGCAATCGCGAGATTGAACGCTTTGAGGATAAACACCGAGGCATCTTTGATCTTTGGGACGGCTTCTTTGATCGTGGTACAAAGCCAACAAGCGCAGAGTTGCGCGATTTGCTGGCGCTCGGTTTGGTAGGTGGCGGCATGAAAGACGCGCAAGCGGATGCGGTGATTGCCAAATGTACGCCGGCGGACTTG